ACACAGGAAAAGCATCCACTCGTGAACAGTTCGCAGAGTGGGCTAATCAAGTCATAGGAGGATAAAAATTATGGCATTAGTAGGACAGGCAACCAACAGAACAAGCATCGATTTACCCGTAGATGTATCCAGAGAGATTTTACAGAAAGTTCAGGAGGGTAGCGCAGTTATGAAACTCGCCCGGAGAATCGAACTCCCCGGCAGAGGTACTGCAATCAACGTAATCACTTCCGATCCTGAGGCCGCATGGGTAGGTGAGACCGCCATGAAACCCGTAAGCAACCCCGGTCTTGCTACCAAGGTTATGAGAGCATATAAACTCGCCGTTATCGTACCTTTCTCCAACGAGTTCCGCAGAGATGTAGCATCCCTGTATGACGCTCTGATCGAGAGACTTCCCAACGCTCTGGGTAAAAAGTTTGACGCTACCGTTTTCGGCGCAGTACAGGCTCCCGGTTCTGACTTTGACAACTTTGCATCCGCAACCGCACAGGACATCTCCACCGATGCTTATGCAGGTCTTGTGGCAGGTAACACCGACATCGCTACCCACGGCGGTATCCTGAATGGTATCGTTCTGTCTCCTCAGGGTCAGGGCGTACTGCTTGGAGCAGTAGACGGAGATCGCAGACCTCTGTTTATCAACTCCGTAGCAGAGGGCGCAGTTCCCGTGGTTCTGGGAGCAAGAACCGAAGTATCCAAGGGCGCATATATCGCAGGAACTCCCAACGTTCTTGGCGTGATGGGCGATTGGACTCAGGCTATGTACGGTATCGTTGACGGTATCGACATTTCCTACTCCTCTGACGCTACTCTGGACATCGATGCAGAGACCAAGATCAATCTGTTTCAGCAGAATATGTTTGCGGTTAAAGCGGAAGTTGAGATCGGTTTCCGTGCCGATGTCTCCGTGTTTAACAAACTGACCGACTAATGGTTAAGTTTGTGAACAAAGCCACCCACGGGATCATGTGGGTAGCGGAGGAACGCAAACAGGAATATTTGGAGGCGGGCCACAAGCTCGCCTCTGAACCTGTTGAAGAAAAGCCCACCGAGGAGAGCAAGCCGAAACGGAACGGCAAAAGGGGTAAATGATGAGTTACGCAACAATCACTGATATACAAGCGAGAATGACCCGGACATTATCACAGAGCGAGGAAACCGTTGCAACGAACCTTTTAGACGATGCGGCGGTTATTATCGACTCTTATAACGCAGATGCCACGGCAGATGCAAAAAAGGTTGTGTCATGTCGCATGGTCATCCGTGCATTGGGTGACGGTGAGACGGATGTACCCGTGGGGGCTACACAGGGGAGTATGTCAGGGCTTGGGTATTCTCAGAGTTGGACGGTATCAAATGGCTCTGTTGGTGAACTTTATCTCACCCGGATGGAAAAGAAACTGTTAGGCGTTGGGGATAAAGTCGGCTCTTATAGCCCCGTGGAGGAGTTAAGCCATGAAAACAACAACCATTAAGCTTATCGTTGAAACCGTGGTGGATGTAAACCCGTTTGGAGAGGAAATCACAACGGAAGTCACAGAGGATGTCAAAGGGTGCTTGGTTGGTCAGCCCACCACCGATGACATCACCTCATCCGTAGAACTCTACGGCAAAAAATGTGAATACGTTGTAGGTATTCCCAAGGGAGATACCCACGATTGGAAAGACAGAGAGTTGTATATCTGGGGTGAGCGTTTCAGAACCATCGGATTTCCCATGACAGGGATACAGGAAAACATCCCGCTCAGATGGGGGCAGAATGTAAAGGTGGAGCGTTATGGGTAGTTTCAAATTGAACAATAAAGGGGTTCGAGAACTCCTGACATCCGATGAGATGGAGGATGTATTGGTGGAGTTCGGGAGACAGGCGCTCATGAAGTTAGACGATGGATACGCAATCAGCGTATACACAGGTAAAAAGAGGTCTAACGTGTCAGTTTTCGCCCAGACCCCGGAGGCTCAGAGAGACAATCTCGAAAACAACAGTATTTTAAAGGCGGTGTTTTCATGATAGAGGTAACACTTTTTGACTATCTTAAATCAGAACTGACAGACCCGGTGTTCATGCAGATACCCAAGACAATGCCCGAGAAGTTCTACGTGATAGAAAAGACGGGCGGCGGTATGAATGAACATATCTCTACGGCGATTTTCGCCATACAGGCGTATGCGGGGAGTATGTACGAGGCGGCAACAATGATCGAGACCTTAAAGAATGTCATGTTCTATAACCCCGGCTTTAATACTGAAAACGAGGTATGCAAGGTCACTCTGAACAGTTCATACAACTACACAGACCAAAGCCAAAAGAAATACCGCTATCAGGCGGTCTATGAGATTATCCACTATTAAGGAGGAATAAAGAAATGGCAAATAATGCTCAGAATGTAAGCGTTGGTAAGCCGAACACCGCCGGGGCTATTTACGTTGCGCCCACAGGCACAACCTTACCCACGGATACCACAACGGCACTTACAGGGTTCTCTAACCTTGGCTATGTGTCCGATGAGGGCTTGACCAACGGAACAAACATCGAGTCGAGCAAGATTAAGGCATGGGGCGGTGACACCGTTTTGGTAGTCCAGACCTCCAAAGAGGATACCTTTGCCTTTACGCTTATCGAAGTGCTGAATACGGAAGTGCTGAAATTCGTGTATGGCTCTGGCAACGTGACGGGTGACCTCACAACCGGGCTGACCGTTACCGCAAACTCTGGCGAACCTGAGGAGGTTTCTATCGTTATCGACATGATCCTCAGAAACGGCACTGCAAAGAGAATTGTTATCCCTTACGCTAAGATCTCAAGCGTGGATGACATCGAGTATACAGACGATGGTGCTATCGGTTACAAGACTACCGTGGATTGTACTCCTGACAGTTCTGGAAATACTCACTATGAGTACATGAAATCCGCATAAGTAAAAAGGGGGTCACACAATGAAGAAAATCAAAACATCCTCAGGCTTTAAATGTGAGGTCAATGAGGAAATTATAAAGGATTGGCGTTTTGTCAAAGCCCTTGCTCAGATGAGTGGCTCTGATGAAATGGATGTCGTAACGGGCGCAACAAAAACCGTCACTCTGTTACTCGGAGAAAATGGTGAACAGGAGTTGTGCAGACACGTAGAAAAGGACGGCGTTGCGTCTGTTGTTGACATCATGGCAGAAGTAAAGGAAATCATGAGTCAGATTTCAAAAAAATAATGTACCTTGCGGGCATGATAGCGGCCTACAAGGATGAGCTAATTTGTGACCTTGCGGAGACTTACGGGGTGCATGATATGTACGCTTTCCCGGCTGACCATATCGCCACGCTTGCCGTGGGTCTCCGTGACAGTTCACGGGTAAAAATGAGGCTATCAGATGTAAGGATAGATGCGAACACAACACTACTTGCCATGATCGCAGACAACACCGCCCTAAATATCTGGCTAAAGACCAAAGACGGGCAGAAAGGCTCAAACAGGCCGAGGTCAGTTCTCGATATTTTATCCGGGAATGATAAAAAGTCGGAAACAAAGGGCTTTAAGAGTGGCGAGGAGTTTATGGAAGAATGGAGACGGATAAATGGCTGATATAGGACAGGCGTATGTGCAAATCGTACCATCTGCCAAAGGAATAAAGGGGTCTGTTTCCGCAATCATCGACCCGGAGGCATCCTCCGCAGGAAAATCGGCGGGGGAAAGTTCTGGAAAGAGTTTCGTTTCGAGCTTAAAGGGTATTATAGCGGCGGCGGGTCTTGGGGCGGCGTTAAAGGCTACCTTGGATGCGGGCGGTGCTATTCAGCAATCGTTTGGCGGTCTCGATACCCTTTACGGTGAGGCGAGCGATGCGGCGAAAGAGTACGCAAAAGAGGCGGCAAAAGCGGGCATTTCCGCAAATGACTACGCCGAACAGGCGGTATCGTTTGGGGCATCTCTGAAACAGGCTTTTGAGGGTGACACCACTAAGGCGGTAGAGGCGGCAAACACCGCCATCATGGATATGGCAGATAATGCCGCCAAAATGGGTACACCGCTTGAAAGCATCCAGAACGCTTATCAGGGCTTTGCAAAGCAGAACTATACCATGCTCGATAACCTCAAATTAGGTTACGGCGGTACAAAAACAGAAATGGAGAGGTTACTTGCAGATGCCTCTAAGTTATCCGGGGTTGAGTATGACATTTCCAATTTGGGCGATGTATACGAGGCTATCCATGTAATACAGAAAGACCTAAACCTCACGGGTGTAGCGGCACAAGAGGCATCCGAAACCTTTACGGGTTCTTTGGGTTCTATGAAAGCGGCGGGGCAGAACTTGCTTGCGAACCTTGCATTAGGCGAGGATATAGCCCCGTCTTTGCAGATTTTGCAACAGAGTATTCAGGGGTTCGTGTTCAACAACATGTTTCCTATGATTGCCAATATTGTCTCCGCACTCCCGGAACTCTTAACTGGTCTCACAAGTACGATCATTGGGTCTTTGAACATAGCGGCGAACAACGCAGAACAGATTTTACAAATTGGCATCGACCTTGTGACGGGATTGGTAGAGGCGATAGTTCAGGCCGCCCCATATCTTGTCGAGGCGGCGTGGAATTTAATCACCGCACTTGGTACGGCTCTTATCGAGACGGATTGGGTTTCGGTTGCAAATAACCTCATGGCCAACCTTAGAAACTCCATCGACTTGGCGGCGAGTGAAATCCTTGGAACTGACGGCGGTACTATTCAGAGTTTCCTTGACAGTATCACGGCGGGTCTGCCTCAGGTATTACAAAAGGGCGTTGAAGTCATTACGAACATCGTAAACGGTATTCTTTCCTCTTTGCCTAGTCTCATCAGAGGCACGGCTACCATGTTGCAGACTTTTATAACGTTCTTGGTACAGAACGCCCCCACGATCATAAAGGCGGGCATGAATTTACTTATGAACTTGGTAAAAGGTATCTTGGATAATCTCCCGGAAATCATCTCTGCCGTGGTGGAACTTATCGGGGTTCTCTTAAATACCATCGTTGAGAACTTGCCCCAGATTATCGAAATGGGTTTTGAGCTTGTAACACAGTTAGTCGTGGGGCTTATCAATGCGCTCCCCGACCTGATAGCGGGCGTGTGGCAGTTAATCACGGGTATTGTTGACACCTTTGAAAATGTGGATTGGCTTTCCGTGGGTACGAACATGATACAGGGCGTGATAAACGGTATTAAATCCATGGCGGGTGCTATCTGGGAGGCGGCTAAAGGCGTGGCAGAAAGCGCATTTAATGCCGCCAAATCTGCCTTAGGTATCGCATCCCCCGCCAAAAAAGGCATCTTTATCGGTGAAATGCTCGATGAGGGTTTCGCACTCGGTGTAGAGAAAAACACAGACATCGTTGACGATGCAGTAAGCGAACTCGCAAACGCATCCATTTCCCCGCTTTTATCTTATAGCCCGGAGTTTAATACACCAGAAAGCCAAAATGACGGTGGCGTGGTTATCAATATGACCATAAACGGGGCAGAGGGTCAGGATGTGGAAGAATTGGCGAGATTAGTTGAGGAACGCATAAACGAGTCGATTATCAGGAGGAGGGCTATCTATGCGTAATGACTTTCTTATTTTCGGCTCGGTCAACTCCGCAGATTATAACGTAGGTATTTACGGTGATAAACTGTTTAACGCCCCGGAGCGAGAATACACGAAATATACAGTACCGGGTCATGACGGTGACCTTGTGATTGATAATAACCGCTATAAGAACAAGAACGTTGTGTATCATTCATATATAGCAAAGGATTTCCCCGCTAATATGGATGCGTTCAGAAACGCCCTTATGTCACAAACAGGGTATCAGAGGTTAGAGGACACCATAAGGCCGTATGAGTTCAGATTAGGCATTGTTAAGCCTTTCGATGTTGAAATGGTGGGAGTTCTTAAAGGCGGTACGTTTGACCTTACTTTTGAGTGCAAACCACAGAGATTTTTGAAAGACGGCGAGAAAGTATTTGAATATACCGCAAATGGTACAATCCTAAACCGAACGCAATGCAATGCTAAACCTTTACTTAGGATTTATGGGTCAAGTAGTGGCACGGTAGGAATTGGAGCAGAAACGATCACCATTTCATCAATCAGCACCTATGTTGATATTGATTGCGAGATCATGGATGCGTTCAAAGGTTATACAAACTGCAACGGAAATGTATCTTTCACGGATGACATTATCCTAAAGCCCGGTACAAACGGGGTTACAATGACAGGCGGCATCACGAAAGTTGAAATCAAACCGAGGTGGTACATCTTATGATACCCGTATTGTTTAATGGCTCTGCAACAACGTTTACATCTAATGGCATCGGTCGCTTGGCTGATGCCATTTCTTGTAATGTGGTAGAAGAACGAAACGGCATTTATGAACTTTCCATGAGATACCCCGTAAATGGCGTACATTATGCGGATATTTCAGAGGGAAAGATTATCGTTGCGATGCCTTTTGATGGAGGCCAAAGACAGGCGTTCATCATCTATAAGGTGACAAAGCCCCTAGACGGGATCGTTACGATAAACGCAGAACACATATCATACAGACTTTCCGGGTTAGTGGTGATGCCGTTTACTGCATCCACCCTGACGGAAACAGTACAGAAAATCCCCACGTATTGCGCCAATACGTTCTCACCTTTCACTCTTGCAACGGATAAAACAGGTACGAAAGAGTTTTCTTTCACAGAGCCTAAAGCGGTCAGGGAACTATTGAGCGGTGAGGGGTCAATCCTAGATGTATATGGTACGGGTGATTATGAGTTCAATAACTTCTCTGTATATCTCCATTCAAACAGAGGAACGGATAACCATGTAACGCTTAGATATGGAAAGAACATCACTAGCCTAAAGAACATCGTTGATATGACGAGCGTGTATACATCCATTGTGCCGTATTGGACGGATGGAGACATCACAGTCACGCTCCCGGAAAAAGTTGTGAACTCAGCTCACACGGCAGATTATCCATTCCAGATATGCCGTGTAGTGGACTTCTCAAAGCAATTTGAAGATGCACCGAGTGAGAGCGATTTGAGAACTGCCGCAACCGCTTATGTGAACAATAACGAGGGGTGGAAACTTAAAAATACAATCACCGTATCTTTTGTGGCACTTTGGGAAACGGAGGAATATAAGAGCGTTGCACCGCTTGAACGGGTGCGGATGTGCGATACTGTCAGGGTTTACTATGAAAAACTCGGCGTGAACTTTACAACACAGGTCATCAAGACGGATTTTGATGTTCTGTCAGAAAGATATAACTCCATCACGCTAGGAACGGCAGAGTACACAATAGCGGGCATCATTGATGGAGAAATTGAGAAGTCAGAACAAAAGACCTCCTCCAGAATGAAAAACGCCATAGAGAGAGCAACAAAACTAATCCAAGGCGGCCTTGGTGGTCATGTGGTATTCAATACCAATGCAGACGGAGAGCCAGAGGAAATACTGATTATGGACACGGATGACATAGCAACGGCAACGTATGTACTCCGTATGAACTTGAACGGTATTGGTTTCTCTGATAGCGGTTATAACGGGCCTTTTGATACGGCATGGACTCTTGACGGGCATTTTGTGGCAGACTACATCGACACAGGCACATTAAACGCAGACCTTATCAAAACGGGTACGTTAAACGCCTCACTTGCAACGATAACGAACATAAACGCATCGAACATCAATACCGGGGCGTTAAATGCAGACCTTATCACCACGGGAACGTTGGATGCCTCAAAGGCTACCGTTACAAATCTGAACGCCTCAAACATCACATCTGGCACTATCAATGCCTCTGTTATCTCTGTAACGAATATAGATGCCTCAAACATAACCACAGGCTCTATGAGTGCAGACAGGATAACAACAGGCACACTAAATGCCGCCAATGTTTCCGTTACGAATATCAACGCCTCAAACATAACCACGGGCGAAATGAGTGCAAGCAGAATTAAGGGTGGTACTTTGCAACTTGGTGTTCAAGCCGGTTATGCAGATGGGTCTATTGAAGTTGGAGCAACAAACGGGAACATCACGATTGACAAAAACGGAATTAAGGTCGAGCAGAGCAGATACTCTACAAGTGATTATCTAAAAATAGATAAAGGATCACTTACCCTATATAAAGGTAATGCGCTTAAAGGTAAAATAGATACAAGCGGCACTAATTATGGTGGAGTAATAGAGCTATATGGAACAAGCACCTCAAACACTTACTCAAAATTAGAGAATAGTGGTGTTACGGTTTATGGGTCAAGCACTTCCACCTATTCATCGGTTGGTGCGGGAAACATAAGCATAAACGGATCGACATATAGCGCAGACATTTTGAAAGTCACAGGGGCATCGAGTAGCAATCATAACGCTCTTTCAATCGATGGATGGGCGTATCTGCCAAGCATCCGAGGCGGTGCTATTTATGCAGACTCAACGCACATTGGATTTTTCGGGAAAACATCAGGCACAACAAAGCAGACCATTGCCAAAGCATCCACGGGTACATCTGCAACCGCATCGAATTGCGCCGAAAAATTAAACGCACTTCTCACGGCCTTAAACAGTTACGGCCTTATTACATCATCATAGGAGGATAGAAAATGTATACAGGGTTGAAATCAGTAACATTGTCAGGACAGAGCACCATTGAAAACGTACAGGTAGTACAGATGTATGCCCAGAAGTCAGAGAACGGGAACATGAACATGAATGTCAATGTTATCCATAAAGACATTTATGATGCGAACAAAGCCGAGTGTGAGGCCGATATTGAGGCGTTCCGGGCAGAAGTAGAGGAATTGTAGGATGGAAATAAAAGCCCCACAAGCGATCATCAGAGAGAAGGCAAGGCAAGAACTGAAAAATGCCATTTATACGATGCAGAAAAACTTCAGCATAGAGCCTGATATGATGTGCGATATGTTAAAGAGCATCACGGCAGAGTATCAGGAGCATAAAGCCTCTGCATTGGCGAACTTGGCACTTTCAATCGTACTTGAAAACGCAAAAGAGGAGAACGAGGATGATAACACAAAAGATTGACCTCAATTTGATACCGGGTAGAGTTTTACCCAGAGTCAACGTGTCACAGTATGACAAAGGCACTAGAACACTTGAGTTCACCATTTATAACGGTGATGTTTCCTTTGACCCTACAAGCTATACCGCATATATCCAAGGGTTTAAGCCTGATGGTCATGGTTTTAACTACCCAACCACGATTACAAGTCAGAAGATCACGGCAGATGTGACCGAGCAGATGACCGTAGTATGTGGCGAGGTTACTTGTGAAGTCATCATCATGGACGGTACTGACCGCATCGGAACGGGTAATTTTATCCTGAACGTAGAAAGAGCCGCACTTCCAGACGATGCTACGATGTCAGAGTCTGACTACAACATCATCCAGAAGGCCGTGGAAGATGCACAGGAGGCGGCTGAAGAGGCTGAATCGTGGTCTGCACACGCTCCATACATCGGAGCAAATGGGGACTGGTACGTGTACGATGCCGTTCAGGAGCAGTTCGTTGATACGGGAGTTCAGGCAGAAGGTACACAAGGTGACGAGGGACCGCAGGGTCCCGCTGGTCCTACTGGAAACGGGATAGCATCCATCACAAAGACCGGAACTTCTGGACTGGTAGATACATACACAATCACATACACAAATGGAAACACAACGACATTCACCGTGACAAACGGACAGGACGGAACAGGATCCGGAGATATGTCGAAGAGCGTTTACGATCAGAACGACAACGGCGTGGTAGACGATGCGGAAAAACTGGGCGGACATCTTCCGTCATACTTTGCTGTGAATCAGGCAATGACAGGAGCCACATCCAGCACCGCAGGAGCCACAGGACTTGTGCCTGCACCTTCCGCCGGAAATCAAGGAAAATATCTTCGAGGTGATGGTACATGGCAAACTCCTACAAACACAACTACGGGTGACGGAATAAAGACCAAAGTTGCTAAAACTGGTACTGCACAATCAGCAATTACCCCTACTATTAGTGCTAGCACTACGCTCGATAACGCTATTGGTACTTTGTTAAATAACGATGCCACGTTGAATGAGGAAATTAGTGAACTAAATGCGGATATTGCACCACTTCTGTTTAATAATGCAGGGGCACATAATTGCGTTTACCGTGGCAAGAACCTCGGCACAGCCTTCACAGCAGCACAGTCCGCAGCCATCCGCGACGGATCCTTCAAGGATCTCTACATCGGAGACTACTGGACCATCAACGGCACAGTGTACCGCATCGCGGACTTCGACTACTTCCTCAAGTCCGGCGACACCG